TAATACATTAATAACAGGTACAACAACATCATCATCAAATACTACAGGAGCATTAAAAGTTACAGGTGGTGCAGGTATTGCTAAGAGTGTTAATATAGGGCAAAAATTAACTGCATGGGGTAATACTACATTTAATGCTAATGTCACAATGGCCGCTACGGTTGCAGGTAATCAAATTTTTTATGACAAAACTGCTGATTCTTTGAGTCTGAAAATTAGAGCAGTTAGTATAGGAACAACTAGTACAAGTACGAGTGATTTGGGGTCAACTGCGAACAATGTTTTGGCTATAGGAAATGGTGTGGCTCCTACTTCATTACCAGATGCACAAGCATATCTTTATGCTAAAGATGTTGGTGGAGAGACTCATATTCATACTATGGATGAAGGTGGAAACGAAACGAAACTCGGACCTCACAATAGAGATGGGGAATGGGAATTTTTCACAAGAAATGTGAAAACTGGAAAAATAGTACGAATAAATATGGAACGAATGATACGTAAATTAGAGGAATTTACAGGAGAAACTTTTATTGAACATGAATAATATAATGGAGAATTATGGATATAAAAAGTGTAAAATCAGAAATTGAACGATTGACTAACGATAAAGCACAAACTGATGCAACGATAGTTAATTTAGAAAAAGAATTGAATAGATTGAAACAATCAAGTGATATGCTTTCAGGAGCACTTCAAACTTGTAATTATTTTTTAACAAAGTTTGAGGAAGATGCCCCCGTAGAAGAATCAGAAGATAATGTTTGATGATTTGACGGAAGATAATTTTATATTATATGCAATGAAATTTTATGAAAATGCTCAATGTTTAAGTGAATCAGATTTTAATAATGATTTGAAAATTATAAAGTATGTAAAAAGATTATTGAATAGGTACAGTAGAACAGGGGAGATTAAAGAACGGTTGATGCTTAATCATTTAATTATGCTTTCAAACGTTTTTCCTGTTGAAGTATTGACTAGAATTTTATTTTTAAAAGTTCCTGATCAATATTGGCCCTCTTTAAAATCTTTTTTATTATTTTTGAGATATATGCCAGAAAAGGTGGCATCAGTTAATGGACATGAAATACTTAGTAGTGATATTTCAGTCGATTTGTATGTTGCAAATAAATTAAGGAATATTTAATGGGAATAGCATCCGCCGCAGGTAACATATATTTTGTATATCAATTTTTGACAAAATTGGTAAAACCGTTTAAAGAAACTGATGCATATAAACTTGGGATTGTTGATGAGAATGGAAAAATCCTCAAGAAGAGAAGTCAGTTAAAGTCGAAAGAGGAAAAAGAAGCATATACTTTAACAGACACGATGATTTTCAATTTAAAGAAACTTTTAGGTAAAGTTCCAGGTGGGAAAACAAAATTTGCATCATTTGCGGCCGCATTGTTTCTATTAAAAGAAGATCTAGAGTATAGACATTATCATGATTTGAGTTTTTTGCAAGAAGAATTTTTTAAATTTATGAAAGAATCTGAATCTGAAATTTATTATATTAGAGAAGAAATTACGAATAGATCAGAATATTTAGAAGAAACTTATCTTAGAGAATTAGAAGCCGGGACCGGTCAAATTGCAGGAATAGGAGTAGTTAATCCAAATATTTCAGGACAAGATGAGCCTGCAGGTATTACTTGGGCCCAACGAAAAAAGAAAAAAAGAAAAAAATTTGCTGGAACAGAAGTATTTGAGGTTGATCCTAATGTGTTTATGAAAGCAAGATTTGGAAAAAAGAAATATGCTAGGTATGAACATTATGTGGGTAATGATGAAATAGGAGAAGAGATTCGACAATATGGTAGAGCAAATCCAGATAAATCTATAATACTACAAGATTCTTTAACAGGCGCCATGCTTTATTTGAAATACGGGAAAAATCATGCGAGGATTTAAATCATTTGTTAAAAATGCTAAAAAAAGAAATGATGCTCCAGATACTACTTTAGAATATTCTACAGGAGGTCTTCCTGCTACAGATGGAAAATGTCCTGAGGGATTTGCATTTAGTAATACAGTAGGAGGATGTGTTCCTGAAGGACCAGTTTTACATGATATGAGTATGCCAGAAGTAGGAAATTCATATCCTCCAAATACACCTAAGAACGTATAGGATTTAAATGGCTATTATAAGACAAAATTTGGAATTAATGTCTCCTCAAGAAGGCGATACAGAGGGAGCGAGACAAAATAAGATAACTTTCTTTGGGTTTAAAGATGGTGATGCAGATTTTAATGATGTAACTACTGGAGTTGGACCAACATCTCATACCGGAACTGGATTAAATGATGTGACTATTGGTGGTACTTATGTGGGTTCTACTACAAAAACATATAGAATTAAAATTATGACTGCAGGCACTCCAGATACATATCAATGGAGTGGAGATGATGGATCTACTTGGAGTGGGTCTAATATTAATGTGACGGCGGCAGGGCCTGTAACTGTAGCCGAAGGATTAACAGTAAATTTCTTAGCAACCACAGGGCACACTGCAACCGAATATTGGTCTTCTACTGTTATAGTCCCTCTTACTACCTTAACTACTCCTTTAAAAATGGCTGAAATTGAAGTGAATCATGAAGGAACAGGTGCAGATAATAAAGCACGAATGATTATAAGGACAAATGAGGGCGGCACCGTTGGATCAACTTCTATACATACGAACACAAGTGGTGCTTGTGTTGTTGGAGATATGGTTTCAGGAGGAACTTATACTGGTGGTCCGACTCCAGTAACTTATTATGTAAAGGTGACAGATCATTCATCGACTCCAAATAAATTTGCTTGGTCTACTGATAATTCTCATTATAGTGCAGATATTAATATGACAGGTTCTGCTCAAACACTTGAAAAAGGGGTATCTGCTAATTGGGATAGTACAACAATAGGACGAGCAACAGGTGATGTTTATAAATTTACAGTTGGAGCAGATACAGTAAAATTACATGCAAATGCAGATTTTCAATGTGCAGGGCATGTAGTATCAGAAAATGGATTTTTACCTAAAATATTTGATAGTTCTGGTACACAGTTAAATACTTATTCTTAATGGAGATATAAATGTCTGAAAGAGGTATTAAAGAAACGAAAGAAGTTTTGGCTTTTGTTTTTAGTTTGTCTAATGCGATTAAAGTTAGTTTATCAGATGGTGATTTTGATTTTTGGGACGCCAAAAACTTTGTTGAACCTTTGAAAAAAATTGCTCCTGCAGTAGAGAATATCGATGAAGTTCTACCTGAACTTGACGATCTTGAATGGGATGAAATTATTGAACTTGCTAAATATTCTATGACTGAGTTGGGACTAGGAGGTAATATCGATGTAGATGCTGAAGTCGAAGCCGCCGCTGAAAAGGTACAAGATGCAATTGCCATGGGAAAAAGTTTACTTAAAATAGTTAATGGCATCGGCTAATGGATCACGAAAAATTGGTACAAATGATTTTAACACCTTTAATAGTTGCTATCGTAGCCATGATAGGATGGAGTCTTGTTTCTGTAATAGAGTTGAAAGAAGAGATAGCAACAGTTAAAGCAGATGTGAAATATATCTCTAAGCAGGTTGATGCAATGTCTGAAAAACTCGCTTTTATCAAAGAAACAGAAATCTATGCAAAACAGTGAACTTCAAAAATTAGCCTTATCATTTAAATCAAAAACTAAAACAAGAGATTTGAGCCCTCTTTACGAATATGCTAAGAAAAATAATATTAGTGAAGAGGAACTAAGTAGAGTTATTCGATATACTGGCCTGTGACTTGACTTTTGAGTTTTTCGTTATATAATATACTTTAAATACTTTCCATATTTTTATTATGAGCATATACATTGAACAAAAATACCTTAATATTTTATCTGGACAATTAGAACGTTTTACACGTAAAAGGGATGATCTATATAATTTTAGATGCCCTATTTGTGGTGATTCTCAAAAGAAAAAGCATAAAGCAAGAGGTTATGTATATCGTAAAGACAATTATTTGTTTTATAGGTGTCATAATTGTTCTGCGAGTATGAGTTTGGGAAATTTTATTAAGGAGATTAATCCGTCTCTACATCAACAATATATTATGGAGAATTATTCAGGCAATACATCTTCTTATGCTCCTGTGGAAAAGCCCGAATTCAAATTTAAACCTCCAAAATTTTTAGATAATTCTTTACAAAAAATAGATTCTGTTTATCATTTGTCCGATGATCATTATTGTAAACAATATGTTGTAGATCGAGGAATACCCAAGAAGCATTATAAGAATTTATATTTTACAGAAAATTTTAAAGAGTGGGTGGCCGATATTGAAAAATCGGAAGATGATATATATAAGCATCTTTATGAGGAACCGAGATTAGTCATTCCGTTTTTTGACCGTTCAAGGAAGATGATTGCCGCCCAAGGTAGGGCATTAGGTCAATCGGACCTTCGATATATTACAATAAAAATAGATGACCATCATCCTAAGATATTTGGTGTAGATAGGATTGATAAAAGTAAACCAATTTTTGTAGTTGAAGGTCCGATCGATTCCCTCTTCATAGAGAATTGTATTGCAGTAGCAGGAGGGGATTTGGTTTCTGCTTTATCTCATTTGACCGATTGTGAATTGATATTTGTATATGATAATGAAAGAAGAAATCGTGAAACTGTCAAGAAAATGGAAGCAACAATTGAGAGACAACATAAGATTGTAATATGGCCTCAATATGTGCGTGAAAAAGATATAAATGATATGGTATTGGGAGGTATTAATGTCCCATATGTATTAGATAGTAATATTTATCATGGTTTAACTGCAAAAACAAAAATGTTGGAATTTAAAATATGAAAATACATAAGCATGGCTTTGTTGAATTATTAGAGGTAATGGGAAACGATGAGGAAGTTGAAAATGCCGCAAGAATAAGTTATGGAGAAGGCACACGAAAGACCAGCCAAACACGTAATTTAATTAGATATTTAATGAGACACAGACACACATCACCATTTGAGATGTGTGAAGTGAAGTTTCATTTGAAATTACCTATATTTGTGATGAGACAACTTGTTAGACATAGGACTGCTAACATAAATGAATATTCAGGTCGTTACTCTATTATGAGTGATGAATTTTACCTGCCTGCTGAAAAAGATGTACATGAACAATCAGAACAAAATAATCAAGGCCGAGGAAAATTATTAGACGATGATAATAAGATGTTTGTTCTTAGCCGTATGGTTAATGTTACTGATCAGGCAAAAGAGTGTTATAGACAGATAGTATCCCCCACCCCTTTTGATGGATTTTATGAAGGGTTTAAGGGTATTGCAAGAGAACTTGCAAGAACAGTTTTACCAGTTTCAAATTATACCGAATGTATTTGGAAAATTGATTTACACAACTTTTTTCATTTTTGTAAATTACGAATGGATCCTCACGCACAATTAGAGATTAGAGAGTATGCAATTGCTATGTATGAATTGGTAAAACCAAAATTTCCCATATGTTCGGAAGCATTTGAAGATTATATGTTGAATGCTAGAACATTTTCCGCAAGAGAGATGAAAGTCATAAAAGATAATTTAAATGGTAGTTGGGTTATGTCAAAATATGGCTTATCAGACCGAGAATCAAAAGAATTTTTAGAGAAGTTAAAAGGAGTTTAAAATGCCATTACCAACCGAGTACCAGTCGTTTATACATTTATCAAGATATGCAAGATGGAATTATACGTTAAAACGTAGAGAGACTTGGGAGGAAACGGTTGATAGACTTGTTACATTTTTTAAAGAACATTTAGATAATAAACATGATTTTAAATTAGATAATGGGTTAGAAGCCGATTTAAGGGAAGCAATTATAAATCTTGATGTAATGCCTTCAATGAGATGTTTAATGACCGCAGGTGAAGCCCTCAAGAAGGAGAATATAGCAGGGTATAATTGTTCGTATGCAAAGGTGGATTCTCCTAGATCTTTTGATGAAATCCTATATATCCTTATGAATGGAACTGGTGTGGGATTTTCAGTAGAAGAAGAATATGTTGAAAAAATGCCTATTGTGGCAGAGGATTTTCATGATACGGAAACGACTATCGTAGTAGCAGATTCAAAATTAGGCTGGGCTAAAGCATATAAAGAATTACTTTCATTGGTCTGGCAAGGGCAGATTCCGAAGTGGGATCTTTCAAATGTGAGACCTGCAGGAGCACCTCTCAAAACATTTGGAGGTAGAGCATCAGGTCCTGAACCATTAGATGAATTGTTTAAATTTACTATAAATACTTTTCAGAATAGTGCAGGGCGTAAACTTAAACCGGTGGAAGCACATGATATTGTATGTAAAATTGCAGAAATTGTTGTTGTGGGTGGGGTTCGTAGGTCTGCTCTTATCAGCCTGTCAAACCTCCAAGATGAAACAATGCGACATGCCAAGTCAGGAAAATGGTGGGAACAAAATCCTCAACGAGCCCTCGCAAATAATTCGGTTAACTATAAAGAAAAGCCAGACATTGGTACTTTCATGCGAGAGTGGCTTTCCCTCTACGATTCAAAATCTGGGGAAAGGGGAATCTATAACAGTATGTCGGCCAGAAAGCAAGTTGAAAGATTAAATAATGAAGAAGAAACAAGACGAGAACCAAGAGAAGACTTCGGAACTAATCCCTGCAGTGAGATCATTCTTAGAAGCAGAGAATTCTGCAATCTTAGCGAAGTCGTTGTACGAGGACGGGACACTGCTGAATCTCTTCAAAAGAAAGTTAGAATGGCAACTATCCTTGGAACATTTCAATCCACTCTCACTGGATTCAAATACCTCTCAAGAGAATGGAAAAGAAACTGTGATGAAGAAAGACTCTTGGGAGTCTCTCTTACCGGAATAATGGATAATTCTCTTACAAACGGTAAGAAAAAGGGACTAGAAACTTTACTAGAGGATCTAAAAAATGAAGCAGTTAAAACAAATAAAGAATTTTCTGAAAAATTGGGAATTAATCAGTCAGCCTCCATCACTTGTGTTAAACCATCTGGAACTGTTAGTCAGTTGGTTGATAGTGCTTCTGGTATTCACGCCCGCCATAATCCATATTACATCAGGACGGTAAGAGCAGATAATAAAGATCCGCTTTGTAAATTTATGAAAGATGCAGGGTTTCCTAATGAAGCAGATGTAATGAAACCACAACATACAACCGTCTTTTCATTTCCTATGCAAAGCCCAAAGAATGCAGTATTCAGACAAGATATGAATGCTATAGAACAACTTGAACTTTGGAAAACATATCAAGAACATTGGTGTGAGCATAAACCATCTGTGACAATTTCTGTTAAAGAACATGAATGGATGGGTGTAGGAAATTGGGTTTGGGATCATTTCGATAGTATTAGTGGAATTTCTTTTCTTCCTTTTAGTGAGCATACATACAGACAAGCACCGTATCAAGATTGTACTGAAGAAGAATATAAAACCGCATTAAAAGGTATGCCAAGTAATGTTGATTGGTCTCAATTATCACAACATGAAAAAAAGGACTTTACTTCAGGCTCACAAGAATTGGCTTGTGCCGCACCTGATGGTGGTTGTGAAGTGGTGGATATATAATGCAGGTATTATCTGATGCTTTAAGTGAAAAGGATGAATTGTTTCAAACATGGAAACACTATGAAAAGGAGTTGCAAGAAGCATTATCTGTTCCTTCTCACTTATACGAGGCTATGAAAATACAAAAATTGAGAGAACAAGTACAGTATTATAAGAAAGAATACGATGGATATGTCAATGCTCCCAGAACACTATGCGGATAATGTTTTATCCGATATTATGGGCGAAATAGAAGGTGAAATAGAACGTGTGGGGTATCATAGGACTAAAATTAGAAGAAATCCTAAACCGGATATCAATTATTTGGTGATGCCTGAACGTATAAAGTGTTATAAAGATGGATTATTACATTGTTATTCATTAATAAAAAAATATAGAGACATGGAAAGAGTCGAAAAAGATGAGTGAAGTGGAACAAGAATATAGTTGCCACGAATGTGGAGATTCATTTATATTGATATGGAATGGTAATAGTAATCCGGAGCATTGTGCCTTTTGTGGAGCATTTATAGAAACACCTGAAGACGATGAAGATAATTGGGATTGATTATTCATTAACCAGTCCTGCAGTTACGGTATTCAATGGAAATAACGATTGGGATAGTGATGGGTGTAGTATTACTTATCATTGCCTGGCAAATAGTCAACGACAACGACAAAAATGGTCCGAGAGGGACTTAAAGAATATAGAAATTTCAGTCTACGAAGAATGGTCTACAGATTTGGAACGATATCATTTCTTAGCAGATTGGGTAATAAATAGTTGTATAACTGGTATGAATCCTGTGAGACCGAAAGCATATATTGAAGATTATGCTTTTGCCGCAACCGGAAGAGTTTTTCATATTGCGGAGAATATGGCGATATTGAAAGACACTCTTAGAAAATGGGGTATATCATATGAGATGATACCTCCAACAGTAATCAAGAAATATGCTACAGGAAAAGGTAATGCGAATAAAGAAAAAATGTATGAAGCATTCACTCAAGAAACGCACCGAGACCTAATGCTAGAATTCAACACCAAACTAAATAATCCTATCACAGACATTGTTGATAGTTATTACATAGCAAAATACGGATACGCACATGGCAACAATACCTGAAGAATATGCAGAATTTGATTTTGGTTTTTCTGCGGTAGATGATGAAGAATATAAAGCAAAAACTACCGAAGTCGAAAAGAAAATTGTAGAAGTCGAGGCTAAGTCTGAAAATCTAGAAAATCTAGAGAAGAAGATAGATGCCGCCATCAATGAAATTAATTACAAAAAAGAATATCTTGAAGAGAAATATGTAGAAGATATGGGCAAGGTCGAGAAATTGATTTTACCTCTTTTATATAATCTTATGAAGAATCCAGACAAAGATTATATTTACTGGCCAAAGAGAGAAGAAATTATTACAAAACAAATTGAAAGAATTAAAGATGTTACTAGGGATATTAAAATTGATTAAGGATAAGATATGAGTTCCTTGAAGATGGGTACTGCAACTCTTGCTTCTGAAAATGCTGGTAATATTACTATGGAGATGTATAAGATAGAAAGTGGTATTATAGAAAGTGGAGTATCTTTAAATTGGGGTGGATGTAAAGTAACTCTTTCTAGTAATCAAAGTATAAGCACTTCAGGAGCACATAAGGTTTTATGGGACACAGAAATTTTTGATACATTGGGAGAATTTGCTAATAACAAATATACAGCAACATATGCTGGTATATATCTTATTACTACCACTTTGGATTATGCCGATATGGGTGATCAAAAGGATTTGCTTGCAATCATATATGTTAATAATTCACCTATAGCACAATTTGATCATAAGTCATCATCTGCTAATTATGAGTCAACTTCATGTACGGTTATTCAAAATCTTAGTGCTGATGATTATGTTGAAGTTTTTACTGATCATGCTCACGGATCTAATAGAGATGTTGTCGCAGGGGAACGATTTAGTTGGTTTTGTGTTCAAAGAATAGCATAATGGGAACATTAAAAGTAAATAGAATAACAGGACAATGATGTGTAGATTAGGATTACTATGAATAAATTATGGTACAGTTGGGAACAAATGCGAAGAGATGTCAATGTACTTGCAAGAGACATTGTTCTTGACGGATTTGACCCAAATGTGATTGTTGGAATATCCAGGGGAGGTTTAACGCCTGGTGTTATGTTATCACATTGGTTCAAGAAACCGTTTAAACCGGTTAAATCAGCAATTCGTGATTTTCCCCAATGGGAAGATTACTTGCCAAAACCTACAGATGAAAGGGTTTTGATAGTTGATGATGTGTGTGATTCAGGTGAAACATTTCAAAAAATGCAAGGTTACATTAAGGGTCC